TTTGACCGGTTATGAGAAGAAGGGAATTTGCGCTGGTGACGATTTGAAGCCAACCATGACGTGGCGTGACCTTGGGCCGCGTGCGCGAGAGCTTGTCTGCGGTCTCCCCGACCGCATGGCGAGTCGTTGTCTCTCTCAATTCATCAAGATACATCGTTCTTTGCTTGATGAAGTACCCGCGACTTGTTCGTGGTTTGTCTCTGAGGCCCTTGGTGGCGTCGGTCTCCCGAATATCGATAAGGTCGAAATACCCATCGATAATCTCCGGACTGCGACCTATTTAGCCTGCCTTGATTTTAAGAAGCGATCAGTGTTTGTAAGACGTCCAAAGGCGACGCAACGGGGACTGATCGATCAATGGCTTGCTGACTCTGAGACCTATTACGGTAAGTTGTTCCCTGAGCGGGTAGAAGACCGGGATCCCTGGGATGTCGTACTTGAATCCTGGGGTATACCGCTTGCGCGCGAGAAGTCCGATATTGGAAGTACCCTCCGTATTGCTTATGTCCTGAAGCAGTATCTTGACTTCCATCGGAAGTGTTCCGCGGAGCAGCAGAAAGCCTTTGCCTGTGTTGGATCTGAGGCTAAGATCGACGTTTGTCCGATCCTTGGGTCCAGTACTTCTGCTGAAGAAATGAGAAGGGACCTCTGCCGTATGAACCGCCAGCTTTTCAAAGCTGGTCAGACGGCTAAGGGAGCGGTTTCGAAATGGAACCTCTCCGATCGATGTCCGAGTGACGACGAGTTTTGCACTGATCTGTTTGCCGGGCAGTTGTCTCTTATCAGACAACGTACTGCCGAAGGCTGGATCCCTCCGCAAGAAATCGTTATTGACTATCGATCGCCCGTGACGCATCCTGTATACTTGGGCCAATGCACCCATGAGGCCGAATACAAAAAGCCTTATTGGGGTTATGCAGTTATGAACCTGGATGACGTTATAGACATCTCCTCCTTGTTTGAGGGTGCTTGCAACAAGACACCGTTCCTGGAGAAGCTGGTGAGGCAGGATATAGCGACACAGCATCTCGCTATTACCTACGCCAGTGAGTGGGACCCGACGCATGGACTCGAACCTCTTTTCGGTTTTGGGAAGAGTGAGCCCGTCAGCTGGGTTGACATGTATGCAGGGACATTTGGGAATGTCCTCACCGAACCATCCACTGTAAGGTCAATCACCGTTAAGAGCGGTGGGGCTGAGGAGGTGGGTGAAGTACGTGTGCAAAGTGCCAACTAGTGCGTATGCATCGAGACTGGATCTCGGCACAGCTGAATGCTAGTCTACGGTTTGGAGCAACGTAGCCGTGTGATCTTGCTAGAAAATCTCTGCTTTGTGTCTGAACAGTTTGTTCAGCTCGTTTTGTGGACAGAACGTCGTACGGACGTAACCGCTGCTTTGCAGCCGGTTCGTATAGACCTGTGCGCTTTTCGAGTTTCTAATTGAATGACATTGAGCCTTAG